CGTCGTCCTGACGGGACTGCTGAGATTGCTGGTTGCCTCCATCATTGTGCTACTCCTGTGGCTACCGTCAATGCTTTGAGCCACTATTTGCGTTTCCTTGTTGGAGAGCGCATTTCTGTTGATGTTGCTTGTAGTTTTGTTTCCTACTATTTCAACGTCCGTACTTTTCCGAACGTTTTCAACAGTTTTTCTGTCGTTTCTTCGTCTTGTCTTGATGTTTCTCCTCCTGATATGGTTCATGTTCAATCAGTTGATGACCTTTTTGGCGATATTGAGAGTTTGCAGATTCAGGGCCTCACTGAGATTGGTGCTGGTATTGCTGCCGGTGCTATATGTGTTGCTGGCACTGTTGCCACTTTTTGTATGCGTCGTAAGGCGATCTATAATCGTGTTTTTCGTCAGACTGTGTTGGCCAAGCCGTCCGATCTTGCTTGTTATCTCCCCGTTGACCTTCGACTTTGGCTCGAGCGTAACAGGATAAATCCTGTCCATGCTCTTTTCTTTACTGTTGACACGATTAGTTATTTCCATGGACAAGGTTCTCGTGCTTCCCTTACACTTCGGGGAGCTGAGATCTTTGGTGTGGGGTATGCTGGGATTTCGATCCTAGTTGACCTTGCCAATGATTTTATTTTGTCTTGTTGTTCTACTCCGGAGCCTTTGTCCATCCAAGGGGTTACGGAGTTTCTTGATGGTGCTGCTTCTGTCATGGGTGCTATACCCAACCGCAGTTCCATCATGCGTTCTGCCAAAGACCTTCATTCTTTAGTCCTTGGTGCTCGCGATGTTAGTTCAGTTTTGTCTGTTTTGTGTGATTGGATGCCCTTATGGGTGCGTCAATTTGTTGCTAGTATGATGCCTGATCAAGGTTGGTACGTTCTTGTGCAAGACTTGGACGTCGAGAAGCTTTTCCAAGAAGCTGACTTGATTTTAACACCTGCCAACATCGGTGTTGTTTCTTTTTCGAACACAGGCTATCCTGCTTTTCAAATTGTGTACGACAAACTTCTCATTGTTCAATCTCGTGTTGAGAAGGTTTCTTGCCCTCCAGCCTTTTCCACCCATCTTCGTTCTCTTGTCCAGCGTGGTGAGAATGTGTTTAATGCACATGCGCGTTGGGCTGCTTCTGATGGTAAGCGTTTTTGTCCGTTTTCTTTCATGTTGTGTGGGGATTCTCGTTCAGGCAAGTCTACTTTGTGTCGGGAGCTTCTTATGGCTTTTGGGGAGTTTTATCCTCGCTCTTGGGGTAGTTCCCATTGGAGTGGATATCATGGTCAAATTGGAACTGAGATCGACGATTGGGGTTGCGACAACAAAACCAATGATGGATATCGTGAGTTCATTCAGATGATTTCATCTTCGCGTTTCATTCCAGAGTTTGCTTCCTTGGATGACCCCACTGTCGGTATCAAAGGAACTGAATTCAATTCTTTGATTGTCGGTTCTACCACTAACAATTCCTTCCCTCGTCCATTTGATTGGCCATGTTATGACAATATCTATGAACGTCGTCACGTTCTTATTAGGGTCACTCGCACTAGTCGCGATGGTGAACCTTTTGAGGCCACTTATGCTTGGATTTCCCGTTTTCCTCCTGGGCACCGACTTTATGAGGCCGGTGAACATTTTTTGTCTCGTGATTCTGTGTTTGAGCTCATTAAGGAGAAGTTTTTGGCC